CATTGGTTCTGTAACTTGGGACACAACTGCTAAGACAACAGGATTTACTGCAGTTAGTGGTAATGGTTATTTTGTAAACACTACAAGTGGAGCAATTACAGTTACACTTCCATCTTCACCAAGTGCTGGTGATGTGGTTGGTATAAAAGATTATGCAAACACTGCTGATACTAATAATATTACATTAGGTAGAAACGGATCTAATATAGATGGAGTAGCTAATGATGCTATTATAAATACAGAAGGTTTATCTGCATTAATAGTTTACGTTGATGCAACAAAAGGTTGGTTGATTACAAACTCATCACAAGCAAATGATATTTCAGGCCCAACTTATATTGTAGCAACAGGTGGAACAATAACTTGCTGTGGAGATTACAAAATTCATACCTTCACAGGACCAGGAACATTTTGTGTATCAGCTGTTGGTAATCCCGCAGGATCAACTAGTGTAGATTATCTTGTAGTTGCTGGTGGTGGTGGAGGTGGTGGAGATGGTGGTGGTGGAGGAGGTGCTGGTGGTTATAGAACTTCTTTTCCAAGTCCAGCAGGCACAACTCCTGTTACAGTTCAAGGTTATCCAATAACTGTTGGTGGTGGTGGAACAGGACAACCAAAAACTTCAGGAACCATAGGTTGTTCAGGTTCAAATTCAGTATTTTCAACAATCACATCTGCTGGTGGAGGTGGAGGTGGTAACAAATGTGCTTTTAATGGTGGAAGTGGAGGATCTGGTGGCGGTGGTAGAGCGCCAGGTACAGGTGGTACAGGTAATACACCACCCGTAAGTCCACCTCAAGGAAATCCAGGTGGTAGTGTTCCAGGTTCAGGTGTAGGTGGTACAGGTGGTGGAGGAGCTTCTTGTGCTGGTACTCCAAATCCTTTAAGTTTTCCAGCGTCTGGTTCTGGTACAGCAGGTGGAGCAGGTTCAACAAATTGTATAACAGGAAGTCCTACATCATACTCTGGTGGCGGAGGAGGTGGAGGAAATGGTGGAGGTTCATCTGGTGGCACAGGTGGTACAGGAGGTGGAGGTAATGGAGCCGCACCTTGTGGACAAAATGGATTTAATGGAACAGTAAATACAGGTGGTGGTGCTGGGGGTGGTTCTTGTAATCCTGCTAGTGTAGGTGGTACAGGTGGATCAGGTATAGTAATAATTAGGTATAAATATCAATAGGTAAAAATTATGGGAATAAATTCTTGTGGAACAACTTTAATAGATGAAGGCACTTTTAAAAATATAGGTGCAATCACTTGGGATACGACTGCAAAAACAGCTGGCTTTACTGCAGTTGGAGGAAACGGTTATTTTGTAAACACAACTTCAGGAGCAATAACAGTGACTTTACCTGCAACTCCTACTGCGGGAGATGCGGTGGCTATTTCTGACTATGCAAATACAGCGGATACCAATAATATTACGATTGGAAGAAATGGTTCAAACATTCAAGGAACTGCAAGTGATTTTTTTATAAATACTGAAGGTGCATCTGTTTTATTAATTTATGTAGATGCAACTAAAGGATGGCTTTTAATTGATGCTGCAAAAGCAAGTGATATTGTTGAAGACAAACAATATATTGTAGCAACAGGCGGAACAATAACTTGTTGCGGAGATTACAAAATTCATACATTTACAAGCCCTGGTACATTTTGTGTATCAGCTGTTGGTAATGCTGCAGGATCTAATTCTGTAGATTATTTAGTTCTTGCTGGTGGTGCAGCTGGTGGTGGTGAAATAGGTGGTGGTGGCGGAGCTGGTGGTTACAGAGAAGGATATAATCCAGGTTCTTACACGGCATCACCTTTAGCAACTTCTGCTTTACCTGTTTGTGCATCTCCTTATCCAATTACAGTTGGAGGAGGTGGTTCAACTGGTCCTAGATTTACTGCTGCACCTAGTGGATCTCCTTCAATATTCTCAACTATTACATCTGCTGGTGGAGGTGGTGGAACAAGTTATTATGGTGGAACAGCAGGATCAGGTGGTTCAGGTGGTGGTGCTGGAGGAAATAGTGGTTGTGGTGGTTCAGGAAATACTCCACCTGTTAGTCCTCCACAAGGTCAAAACGGTGGTAACGCAAACCCAACTTATAATTCAGGAACTCATGGTGGTGGTGGCGGTGGAGCAGGTGAAGCTGGTTCTCCCGCATCAGCTGGTGGAGGTGATGAAAGTGGTGGCGATGGTGTAACAAGTTCAATAAATGGATCAGCAGTAACCAGAGGTGGTGGCGGAGGTGGAGCTGGTGGACCACAAGATGGAAGTGCAGGAGTAGGTGGTGCAGGTGGTGGCGGAGCAGCAGGACCTTTTCCAGGTGGAACAGGAACTCCAGGAACAGCTAATACTGGTGGTGGTGGAGGTGGAGCAGCTTATCCAAACGGATGTAATGTTATGGGAACAGGTGGATCAGGTATAGTAATAATTAGATATAAATATCAAAATTAGGATGTATTTACTAAATTAAAAATAAATAGTATAATAGGAGTTAATTATGGCACACTTTGCAAAACTAGGAGCTAACGGAAAAGTTATTCAAGTATTAACACTTGATAACAAAGATATGCTCAATGCTGACGGAGTTGAAGACGAAACAGTAGGTCAACAATATTTAGAACTACACAATAATTGGCCTGCACAAATGTGGATTCAAACTTCTTACAATACATCTAATAATCAACATAAATTAGGTGGAACTCCATTTAGAGGAAATTATGCAGGTATTGGTCATACTTGGGATGAAGACAATCAAATTTTTTGGCCTAAAAAACCATTTGCTTCATGGGTAAAATTAATTTCAGAAGCAAGATGGCAATCACCAATTGGTGATGCACCAGAACTTACTCAAGAACAACAAGATCAAAATGCAGCAAATACTCATTGGTGGTTTTATAGTTGGAACGAAGAAAACCAATCCTGGGATTTGACAAATAGATTAGCTTAATATATATCTAACGGTGGTATGGATAAGAGGATACTATCTGAACAAGCTTTATATTATGGTGACGTTTCAATGCCAAAAGGTTTTGAAATAGACCGAGATAAATTATCAGGCGACATTTTACAATCAACATTCACAGATTCAGAGTTTCCATTTTCAAGAACTTGGGACATGCTTAATACTTACATAAGAGATCATGTAAGTTTAGAATATGGTTTTCAATTAGTAAATAAAAGAACATGGGGTGACATGTATAAACCTAACCAACAAACTCCTCCATTACTTAATATTGATCCAGTCGATTTAAGAAATTCACCTGATTATACGTTATTGTATGGTGTTAAAACCAATAACTGTTTTGTGAGAATATTTTATGATGACAATAGAAGAAAAGGAAGGTCTTGGGACATAGAATTAAAAAATAATATGTTTATTATGTTTCCATCAATGAATATGTATTATCTAAACAATAGACAGAAAGATAGTTTAAATTTTATTCAAACTATTACATATGAATATATCTAATTATTATTGGTATTTTAAATCAGCTGTTCCACCAAGAATATGTGATGACATTATAAAATATGGTTTATCCAAAGCAGAAACAATGGCAAGAACAGGTGGATATGGTGATAGAGAACTTACTAAAGATGAAATTAAAGACATGAAAAGAAAAAGAAATTCTGATTTAGTATGGCTCAATGATCCATGGATATACAAAGAATTACACCCATACATTCACCAAGCAAATAAAGCAGCAGGTTGGAATTTTGAATGGGATAGATCAGAGTCTATGCAATTTACAAAATATAAATTGAATCAATATTATGATTGGCATTGTGATTCTTGGGATAAACCATATAATAAACCTAATACTGAAGAACATGGTAAAATAAGGAAGCTTTCAATGACTTGTCAATTGACTGATGGGTCTGAATATCAAGGGGGCGAATTAGAATTTGATTTTAGAAACTATGATCCTCATATGAGAGAAGAAGCTAAACATTTAAAACAAGCAAAAGAAATACTACCAAAAGGATCTATTATTGTGTTTCCTTCATTTGTATGGCATAGAGTTAAACCTGTAACGAAAGGAGTGCGATATTCATTGGTAATGTGGAACCTTGGATATCCTTTTAAATAATGATAATAGAAGAATATTTTAAAACACCAATATGGATTGAACATAAACCAGAATTTATTAAATCACTTAACAAAGCATCTAACCAGTATATTAAAGATGCTAAAAAAAGAGAAAA